CTGGTGTAAACCAGTTAGGGGGCGCCTTGCGGCAGCGAATATAAACCCTTCGCTTCTGTGAGAACCCCTATCGTACAATATCCCACTTTCTCCACATAATTTCGAAAGAAATTAGGTTAGTGAGAAACCCTCTCTCTGATTACAGCCCTGGTTAAGGGGATGTAAGTAGAGATTGAGTTTATAATTGGCAGTTACTTTATTATCTCTGAAACTAAACCGATGTTTAGCCAAACAATAATGCTAAGCATTCATGGGAAGAATAGGATAGTAATACTGTAGAACACTAATTAGAACCTCAATCCGAGCTTACAAACACTTTTCCAGGGGAACTGTGATTGGAAGAGACTGAAGGTGCTAAGCGTCTGAGAATTGGCGCCGGTGTCATAACCGTGTTATGAATAAGATTGTGATTGGCTTCGTATCACAACCCCATCTATATGGTAACATATAGTGAAGGTGAAAGTAGCCGAGAGTGTATTAAAAAGCATTCCGGAGCTTAGATCGAGCACTATTATGACTTTATTCAATACAAATACTTCTACATCATACAAATTGATGAGCGATAAGCTCATTCAAAGGTATGTGAGATTAGTACTTTGATTGTATGAAGTCCCTATTAAAGGACCCTATGATCTTCTTCTTGAACGAATCTTTAAACTACGAGATCACACTGGTTGACCCAAAACAGTAGAGTATTTAAAACACTGTACTGTGGCGGTTCAACATGTGGTTTCTGGTAGAGGATTTGTTCCAATAGAAGATCCAGGGTGTCGTGTTGGTCTTAAGAATAATGGGCTTCCTCTTTTAGTACCTGGATCCATTCGGGAGAAAATTCTCTCTCAGGATGTACAGGCTATTAGAGTTACGCTCGCTATTCTTACTGTCTTTAGGTGTATACCTATCAAGGGAAAATTAAAGTTAAAGACTATAATATCTCCTTTCACAGGACTCTCACGAGTTCTGCAGAGGGATAGAATATTATATGTTCTTGAAACTTTAATGTTTCCTAAAGATCCTTCTGGGAAGTTTCGAAAGAACCTTCCTAAGAGGCCTTTAGGCCGAGATATGCTTATACCTTTAAGAACAGCTGGTCCTAACGGGAAACCGTCTATCTTGATGGCGCCTTTTGATGCTTTCGCATTTAAAGCACTCGGACAATCTCATTTGATTCATGCCATACAAACTCTCTCTCTTGGTTTTAATAGCGATATACATCGTTTATTACAACAAGAGATTGATATTGTTATGGATTGAAAGGTAGCGAAAGTTCCAAAACTTTCTAAACTATCATTCAAAACTGAACCAGCTGGGAAAGTTAGAGTATTTGCCATTTTAGATGTCTGATCTCAATCCGCTCTGGAACCAATTCACAAACATATATTCGATATCCTTAAACAGATACCGAATGATGGTTGTTTTGACCAGACGGCTCCTTTAAAAAGGTTAATGGCCAAAGGTATAAAAGACGTTATGTCTTTTGACTTGTCGGCTGCTACGGATAGATTACCAATCGATGTTCAAATGCAGGTTATGTCATGACTTTATGGTTATGAGATAGCTTCTGCATGGAAAACATTGATGGTTGATCGAGACTATCATATAAGGATTTCTGATCTTAAGAAATATCCAGTGGATATTATTCTTGATGAAAAGTGATCCAAAGATGATGGTTTCAATCTCCGTTACGCAGTCGGTCAACCAATGGGTGCACTTTCTAGTTGAGGAGTGTTTTCGTTGACTCATCACGTTATTATTCAATATTGCGCAGCTCAAGTAGGTTTCAAAGCCTGATTTGATGACTATGCATTGTTGGGTGATGACGTTGTTATTGCTAATAAAGCGGTTGCTGATATTTATAGACACACCATGGTAGAGATACTAGGTGTTGAAATTAATATGAGTAAAAGCCTTATTAGTAATAATGGGACAGCGGAATTCGCAAAACAGCTAGTGTCTGGTACTATTAACTACTCTCCCGTAGGTGCAAAGAATATTGCTCAGAGCCTTAAAAGCTTTGCCAATTTTCCTAGCCTACTTCGAGATTATATTTCGAAGGGAGGTATTGTCGATAATGCCGGACTGCAGAGACTTATTGGAAGCCTTGGATATAATATATCTAAGGTTTCCCGTAAGAACTTAACCTCATTATTATGAGTGATTATAGGTCCTTTCGGATTTATAAACACTGGGGAAAATAGATTAAAGCCTGACTTATTTAGTCAGTCTGGCGTCGTACTTTCTCCCTATGATATGAGGATGAGAATGCTAAGTTATGCATTGGATTGGCTCATTGTTCCCATAAAGGAAACATTGAGAGAAGACTATCATAAGGATTGAAAAGCTGCACTTGAGAAATCAAGTAAAGCTTTACATTCTTATAATAAGCTGGATTCCGTGAAGGGTTTTGTTAACAAGACTCGAACTAGCTTTACTTGTGAAGGATTAGTCCCGTATAGGGCCTATCCGGATCCAAAGATGTTACCATCTTATCGGAATTTACTTCTGATAAGTATGAATAATCTCCAGGATCTAATAAGTAGAGAAGAAATCGAGTTGAATTGACCTTACTCATTACCTTTTGTTGAAGGACTGCGTCATTTATTGCGTGAAATCAAGTGACCTATTCCTTCTGATAATTTACTTCGTAAACCATCAGTAGAGAGGCCTAGATTCCGTGCAACTAATAAGCAGTTCTTCATGAAAGTAAGAGATCGGCTGATCAGGCTTGTCAAAGAGCATGAAAGCTCTAACACTTCATCGTTCCTTTAAGAACGGACCATTACAATCAAGGGGACTTATGCCCCTCACGTATAACGGTTCCATCTAACAAGGTGGAAGGGAATCGCCGC